GCTGCGTGGCAGCCTCGACCAAGTGAAACGGAATGATCGTGTCATCATCCGCCTGCGGAAACTCACCCAATACACGGATCCGAAACGCATTGCTTTCCTCGCCGTAGCGCAGCCGCATCTCGTCAACGAATTCATCCGACACAAGGGGGCTGTCTATGCAGCTCCACCGCCGCGTCCACCAACTGCCTGACAGCCGCGTCTGGCTCTCAAAAAAGGTGCCGCTGCTTCTGGTCGGGTTCGACAACATGATCGTCACGGCCGAATGACCAGACATAGACCCCGCGGCAGCCTCGAAAACCTTCTCAGGCACACCCGAAGCCTCGTCGACCACCAACATAACATTGTCCGAGTGAACACCCGCCAAGGCCTCTGGCGTCTCTGCTCGGGACGTTCTAGCCGAAATGAACGCCTCACTTGGTGCCGCGTTAAACTCAATACGATCCGACTTAATCGTCAAAGCCTCTTTCAGCGCGGGCGGTAATTCGTTCACCCACCGCTTCAATTCAGCAAACAAGGCGTCAAACAACTGACCCGACGTGGGCGCCGTGACGACAACCTTGTTCGGAAACCGCATCAGCAAAAACCACAACATTGCCCAGGAAGCCGCAGTCGACTTACCCGTGCCGTGGCCCGACCTAATAGAAATCTTCCGCTCGCCAGACGCTATCGCCTCAAGGAATTCTGCCTGATACGGTAGAGGAGTAACTCCCAGAATTTCGGTGACGAAACCAACTGGGTCGCCGTGGTAGTTACGGACAAACTCAACGAGCGGGTTTTCACTATTCGTCTCCGCTGTCATATTCGATCTCCTGCGCCTTCGGTGTGACGTCCTTTAGCTCGGCTGTCACTTTTTTCAAAGCGTCCAAGTGCAAATTAGCCACGTTGATCGTCACTCCCTTATCTTTTGGCGCAAACCGATCGGGGTTGTTCAAGGCTGCTAACCATTTGCGCACCGCAATCCGCTCACGAGCCAAGGCCACGTCCTCGGACTTATATTCGCCCTTCATGGCCATATCGTCGACGATTGCCATAGACTGCTCGGCAAGCGTGTCTGCCTGCATCCTGCGGCCCTCTTCCAAGGCTGCCCGATATTCTGGGCGCTTGTTAAGGCAATTTGATAAATAGGATCGGCTGCAACCAAGATCGTCAGCCAAGGCTTTCACGCTGCCACCATCCCCGATGAATTCCAAAACATATTGCTCAGAGCCGCGCTTCTCGATCTCTTTCATCAGCTCGCGCTCCATCTTTCTGCCTGCCATGATTGTCTCCTATTCTGGCAATTTTAAAATTTTAGAGCAGTATGCGTTTTTTTGGAAGGGGGTATGGGGGGGTGTCGTGGCAGACGTGTCTGTCACCATATCTGTCACAGCCGACCCCGCCGCGGCCCGAGGGCGGGGGGGTATTGCCTGAAATTCCCATAATACCCAGTATGTAAACAAACGGATCTAATGAAATCAATGACTTAGCACTTTGTCGGAAAATTATTATGTAAACAACACAACATCTAGTATTTGGGCCACCCACATCTGCCACGGCTGCCGCGCCTGCCACGGCTGCCGCAAAAGGTGGATAAAAGGGTGGACTGGATCCACCTTCTGCCGTGAATGTGTAGCAATATCAATGGTTTAGCAGACGTGTCTGGTGCATTGATAGGGAACCGAACACGAAAACGGGCGTTTTACGCGCGCGGCTGCGTCTCTGACGGTGTGCGTCAGAGAGGTTTTAGTGGACGCTGAGCGGCTCTTCACCCTCGAGCATTGCCTCGAGTGTCATCGCCAGAGCGGCCAAACAGTCGACCTCTGACGCGCCCTGCTCTTGGATGTATTCGATTGCCTCGAGCAGCATTTCGACGATGTCTAGCGTTGTCTCAAGCACCATGCCGTCAAGCTCGAGCTTGATCGCCACATGCAGCACGTTGTCGTCTGTATCAGTCTGTGACATTGCCGATCTCTGCCGCCAATGCCAGATAGCCACAGGCATCACGCAAGCCGTCACGGTCGCGGCCATTAGCTAATCTAGCTAATTTCAGCTCGGCCATCATGATGCATACGTCATACGGGCTGATGTCGCCGCCTAGATACTGTGACCACCGATCGGCGATCCTCTGGAAGTTCTGCTCGGGCGTCCCGTAAGTTTCCTGCCTCGGCCCATTGATCAGTGCCTTTGCCTCGTCAAGCAAGCGGCTGCGGTCGTTGTCGTAGTCCATGTCTGCCTCCAATCAAAACGGTATCGGATCCTCGATCTCACCTGCCTCGACCTTAGACATAACCTCGGCTGCAGGAAAGTGTTTCTTCGCCTCTGTCACAAACTGCCCGATATGATGTTCTCGATAGAGCTTGATGGCTAGTGCCACCTCTCTCTGAGACAGCCACACAGCGTCTGGCAACACCTCCTGCGCCGTCTGCCACGACCGCTCGTCCAACAGCACCGCATAGACTGTCCCGTCCATCTCGACAGACCAATACCGCCCGTCTGCAGGCTGCGCACCATTGGAAACAGCCGCGGCTTCCATGGCCTCCATGCCTCTCATGCAGACGCCGACATATTTGACTACCGTCTCATAGTCGCCTGCCACGACTGCCGCGTTCAGCTTGGCCAACGCACTGCCATACTTCCCACACAGCTCTGGATCGCCAGTCAGCTCGGGCAGGCAGTCCACGCCATACTTCCGATCGTAGTATCTCACCATGCCGTCAAACGGCGCGAGAGCCATGTGGATCTTCTGCTCATCTGCCGAGGCTTCCCCACTGATCATTCGATCCGACTTTTTTAATCTCTGTGGTCGCTTGTTTGTGTATCTGGTCTTGCCTTTCACGGCACCGATCCTCCTTGGTTCCGACCCTTCATGGATCTTAATGTTGACCGTTCCACTCCACTGCACTGAGCGTCAGCGTGTGCTGTGGTGTGGGTTAGGTCAACCAAACTAAATGGCGTGTCGGCTGTTTAGGCCGACGCATTTTGGGTGACACCCGCACTGAGGGTTGACAGGTTCCACACCACTGTGTAAATTCGCAGGAGCGAATTCAGCAAAACAAGGTGTGGAAACTGGTTGAGCCGTCCGTTTGGGCGGCTTTTTTAGTGTGGAAATGCCCTGTTTCATTTCTTCGTTTTCTCCTTGTTTTATTGGGGTTCCACACTTCCACACCTGTAGTGTGGTAGTGGTGTGGAAGTGTGGAATTTAGCCCTTGGATTGGGTGGTTCGCTTTTTTGTCGAGTGATTCGGTTTTCCGTCCTGATTGAGGGTCGGATTTTTGACTGGCCAGTCCTTTGGGCGGTAGCCGTCGAGGTATGCTTGGATTAGCCGTGTGGCTCTTGCAGGCGGGCTGCGGTGCGTCTTGGCGTCTGGCTGCATCTCCATTCTGCGCGCCGTTGTTGGATCCGTGTCGAGCATCTCGGCGAATTGTTTTTGGGTTAGGCCGAGCTTAGCTCTGGCGCGTCTGATTTGGTCTGGCGTCATTTGCCTTGTCTCTTTCGGCGGCCCTGAGCCGCTCTTCTGGCGTCATTGGTCGGATAGTAGGCTCGGCTGCCTCGGCTGCGTGTGCGCCCGCCCTGACGAGCGCTGACAGCGTGTAATAGGCCTTCTGCTCGAGCCACTGCCCGATTGCCCTGCGCTCGGCTTTCTTGCCCTCTAGAAAGGCCTGCAGGAGGTCGTCACTCATAATCCTTGACCCCGTGTTTTTCAATGTCTTCAAGCATCATCTGCAACACCCGCTTGATTTACTGTTTGCGGTAACTGTGCGTTTCAGTTCAGCCATAATCGTTTCCAACTTTTCCGCATCTAATGCACGAGAAGATCGGATTATGTTGGGGTGGAAGTAACGGCCATCGTCTTTCTGTTCTTTTATCTCAAGCAGGGCGAATAGCTGTTCGATCAGGCTTGTCTGGTGCTGAAGGTCGTCCTCTAATTCATCGAACAGGTCTGCACGTATATATTCGTAGATACGATTTTCCGAAGGAACGCTTGCCCACCCTCCTATAAGTGCATCATCCTCAAACCCGTGAAAGCCACAGCCCGCCCAAATCCGTTCAGGTGCGTCACTCATTGTGTTCTCCTTTTTTCAGTATCAACTCAAGCGCATCCTGCATGTCCATCTTGGCTGCGGCACAGGTGAAGATAAACTGCAAGCCCAGTTCAATCACCGAAGCCTGTGCTTGGTCTGACATCGTAACAGTGATGCCTGCTGATCCATCCTCGTGGTCTGTCACTGTGTCTATGACGATTGCATACGGCTCAGTCATCCTTGCCCCCTGTCAGTTCTGCGAGGTCTTCCGCGTCACCAGACCACCCACAAACAGAGCATCGGTAGCCATCAAGAACGCCAAGACAAACACTGCATGATTTGTCTACACAAACTTGCTCGTGCATCCGCTTGCCGCAATCAGGGCAATCTGTGCATGACAACTGCCAAGGATGTTGCGTATCACTCATCCTTGCCTCCCGTCAGTTCTGCGAGAAACTGCCTTATCAACTCTGCGCGGTTGCGGCGCGTCTTAATCTTGCCTTCTTCTAGCTGCACAGTCGCATCAACCAAAAGCCACTCCGCCTTCGCCAGCTTGGCCTCCGCAGTCTTAGCCCGTGCAGCCCACTCCGCGCGTGTTGCTGCCATAATTTCTGGGTCGTCTCCCACATCATCTAGGACGCGGGCCTGCGCCTCCTTGAAGCCATCCTCAAAGCCCACATCGTAGCCCACGTTGTATAGGTTTGGTTCAGTCATCGTCCTGCACCTCGCCAACAAATGTTGGATTGCGCAGCCACCGAGTTGCACGCGTCAGCGTCTTTTTTGACGGCGTCTTGGCGTTATAGTGTAGGTAATTGCGGATCGCCCGCTCAGATATGCCAGTGCAGGCCGACATGGTTATGATGTTGTCGAAACACCGCAGCACGTCCTGGATTGGCTTTTGCAGGCGCATCGCCTCGTTAAGGTATTGGTCATACAGCGACTTGCCGTCCAACTCCTTGCGGCGCAGGCGCAGCGTCTCCTTCGCGTTCTCGGCCTCGATGTCTGGCATGAGGTCTGCGATGTGCTGCAAGGCCTCGCGCTTGCTGATAAAGACAGAGCTTTCGCACATGTTGTCCACATCACTGGCCGCCGATACGACAAAGCCGTTGCTCAGAATTTCAATATTAATCATCATTTGTGTAAGCCTCCATGAGATTGTCTGGCCG